CCCAGCCTGACATGTTCGTTACCTACTAGTGTCCACATACCTGATCCTATTGTAACATAGGAATCTAGGATTTATTCTAGACAATATGCTACGACAAATACTGTGAGTGTGCCAGTTCATGGCATGACTCAAGTAACTTCTTCAAAAGAAGTGGATTAGATGACGTATTCTTAACATAATTTCTATTACTAAAAATTACGTTAGCGTCAGCCGATTTTAAGGTTCTAAAGTAGGGTAACCATTCCCCACCATAAAGAACATCAAAATCGTATGCACGCTTCATTTGCCGTAAATATGATTCTTCAACATATTTACCGTAAACGTAAGAATAAGGATGTGAATAAACAGCATCCACGTCACGATCCTCTGAGGTGAAATAAATTAAAGCTCTTTCGAGCCTCATCTCAAGATCACCATAGTAGGAACTCGCTGCACTCTCAAAGCTCCTAACAATGCAATTGATTAACATTGCTTTCGCTTTGTTAACCATATTACAAGACAGTTGTGGGTAATCGTGATCACCCTGAATCGTTCTTACAAGATTCAGAGTCTCGTCATACCCACTCAGTCGTTTGAATAGGAGCAATGAGTATTTTATCTTTCTTTCCTGCTTCAATCTAGACTTACGTCTAAATCGAAAAGGAGAAGATTGGTAAAATGCCAATGCAGCGTTTAACATTGAAGTCTCAGGAATCCATCCTCTATCATAACTGGTATTAAGTAATTCAATGAACCCAAAGTAAGATTTGGATTCACTTAAACCAGCTTTAATAGAGAACGGACTTATTTCTCCAAAAGGTGTGTATATCCTTTTTGCAAACTCAAATAGTGAATTACCTATATGAGACTTTTGCAATTGGATATCCATACCAATCAAAGAAATAATTTCCTGATACTTCGATGCTAAATCGTCATCGAAAATGATAATATCATCACCCAATAATCTATATTTTGCTCGTTTCCAAGAGATACCAATCTCCTGGCAGCAAACATAAATTAGAAAGTGATGACATAGTGTGGTTAATGGCCAAGATGTATAAAAGCCCATGGGATTACCAACATTATATCTAATGTTGTGATGTAATCCTTTAGGACTTTTATAATCAAAGTCGTAACCTGCTATAATATCATACCATGCTAATGCTTTGATTTGACCAAAATTACAAGTCAGTAACCCAATTAATATCTTAATTGGTAGTCTGTCCGTAAAAGCGGTTAAATCAAAACTATAGTATGTCCTATCTGAACTAAAAGGAAATTCCTTTAAGCCCTCACCTTGGTTAAAGGTTTGGTCTTGAGGAATTGACCTCAACACAGTATTAAGGTAACTGTGAAAAGGTTTTAAACACGTTTGAGACCAATAGTCTCCTATTGCAATCAAACGGGTTTTACCCTCTGAATCGGGAATACAAACCAATCTTCGAACTTTTTTATTAAATTCGAATGGCTGGTTCATTATAACCGATAGTTCAGACAGATGACGATAACAAGTATCCATCTTTTCTGAAAGTGTTGGTCCACCAAAGATCTTGATCGAGTTAGCTAAAGATTCAGGAATATTCACTAAATCTTGAAGACAGCTAACAAGAGCTTGATCTCCGGATGGGCCAGAC